GATCCCTCTACTTCAAAACCAACTTGGAATGCTTATTATCCTGCAAGCACTAACGCTTCAGATCTTAAAGCTTCCATTTATCTGGACCCTAATATTATATTTGAAGCACAGCACGATGGAACAGGAACAGCAGCTATGAATAACTCAGGCTTTGATTTTGTTGGAGTTGGTGGAAGCACCATTTCTGGACAATCAACTTCTGAAATTGATACTTCTACTTCTGGAACATCTGGTGGTCTTAAACAAATTGGTATTTCTGTGGACCCAGATAATAGTGATACAGGTTCAGCAAATGCGAACGCATACGTTGTGTTCAACACTGGTGAGCATATCATGAAATTAACAACAGGCGTATAATTAGAATAAGGAGATAAATTATGGCGATATCACGATCACAACTAGTTAAAGAACTAGAGCCAGGATTGAATGCTTTATTCGGCCTGGAATACAAAAACTATGCTAATGAGCATACTGAAATTTTCGATGCAGAAAATTCTGACAGAGCTTTTGAAGAAGAAGTAATGTTATCTGGATTTGGAAATGCTTCAGTAAAACCTGAAGGTCAAGGTGTCAACTACGATGCGGCACAAGAGACTTTCACAGCTCGTTACACGCACGAAACGCTTGCTTTAGCGTTCTCAATCACTGAAGAAGCGATTGAAGACAACTTGTATGATAGACTTGCGTCTAGATATACAAAAGCACTAGCTAGATCAATGGCTAATGCTAAACAAGTTAAAGCGGCAAATGTTCTTAACAGAGCGTTTAACAGTTCATACACTGGCGGAGACGGTACAGAGCTTTGTGCTACTGACCACTCAATTGTAGCTGGTACTGAGCAGAATGAGCTTTCGACTGCAGCAGACCTTAACGAAACATCTTTAGAGCAAGCATTAATTGACATTGCTGCGCTAACTGATGAAAGAGGTCTTAAAATTGCGGCTAAAGGAATGAAATTAATTATTCCTTCTGCGCTTCAATTTACTGCTGAGAGACTTATGAAGTCTACAGGTAGAGTAGGAACAGCTGATAATGACATCAATGCAGTTGTATCAAAAGGAATGGTCCCACAGGGTTATACTGTAAACCATTACTTAACTGATACTGATGCGTTTTTCATTAAAACAGATGTACCAAATGGACTAAAACACTTTACAAGAGCACCAATCAAAACTGCTATGGAAGGCGATTTTGAAACTGGTAATGTAAGATACAAAGCAAGAGAAAGATACAGCTTCGGCTGGTCTGACTGGAGAGGTATCTTTGGATCACCAGGTGCGTAATAAGTAAACAATTTTGTGGCGGAACACAGTTTCGCCACAATTTAAAAATAGAAAGAGAAAATGCACCCTAAAAACTTCAGAATACAAATTAATGCTTACCAATATCATGCAGATTTTGTTATAAACTGCATTGATAGCCCATTAGATATTGAAAATGCAATTATTGACAAATTGGGAAAAGGTGATATAAAATGGGAACATCTTGGAGAAATGATGGATCCAAGAGTAAATAGAATAACCTATGAGGAGG